AGCTATCTCATTGATTTGAAATTTTCTTGTTTCCAAGAACTGTGCCTGTTCCGGTGATATGGAAATTGGTGTATACTTCATTCCTTCTTCCAAAACAGCTACTTTATGTGCATTGGAACTTCCACCAAATGTTGAAGTCCAACTGTCACGGAGCCTTGCCGGGTCTTTAATCGTTCCAGGATGTTCAAGCACACCACTTGGTGCAGCACCATTAGCAAAGAACTTGGCTCCATATTCTTCACAGGCAATTGCCATACCGATGGCATTCTTGGCCATTGCGATAGGCGAGTATCCTACAAGACCATCAAACCCTAATCCTGGAATGTGGAGCACATCCGTACTGTCCAGTTTGACCAGGCTCCCTTTCATAGTTGGAGCATCTTCCTTTGAAGTATTGTAGGTATAATAAAGTCTTCCGTTTTCATCTCTGTCCACGGTCATTCGGTTTGGCATCAGTGGATATAAAGCAACCACTTCTCCCTTACCGTTTCTTATAATCTGTGCATAGGCATTCCCCCAAAGTAACAGATGCGTCATCAGAGTCTCTCTGAAAACGAAGGACGTCATCTCTGGGTTTGGTTCGTCATGCAATAAAAAATACAACGGGTGATCAATGGCCTTTTCTTTGCCACCATCATCGTTGTATCTGTAAATATGAAGAGGCAGACTTGCTACCGCTTCAGATAATATTCTTACGCATGAGTACACAGCAGTCATCTGCATGGCAGAGCGTTCATTAACTGGCTTACCGGATGTCGAACCACCCATAAGAAATCTGTATGCACTTCCGCTTGTTGCATTACTAGGCTTATCTCTAGCCTTAAATATTCCTGATAAAATACCCATAGGTATCACTCCTTCCTAAAAATGGGCATAAGAAAAGCACCTACCTTTCGATAGATGCTTCATGCTCTAATTATGATTTATCTTTTATAATATCGCAGCTGTGGGAATTCCTTTCCGTTCTTAAAGATGTAATATTTTCTCACAGCATTTTGCATTGGATTGTGTTTTGGATCTTCATGTTTCTGTAGTTCCACAAGAGAATCATACATTTTATCGTCATCAGAAACTACTGAATCCAAGCTACATCCTAAAATCCTCTCTGCTGCATTTGCTTTAGCGACACGAGAGTTAATTGCATTTTGCGTAAATTTACCTGCTTGTTCCAGAAATTCTCTAAATTGATTATCCAACATATGCTAACCTCCTCTTTATTTGATAACACAATTATATCAAATAAAGTTGCAGCCGGCGTATGATTTTGCAAAATCATACATGGTTGCACAAACACCATCAGATAATAAATAAGCCTCTGTCATCATAAACAGAAGCACTTGTGTCGACACCACAACGAATGGCTCTATCAAGCCCCATAATCGTTGCAATGGCACCGTCAATCTTTTCAGTTGATTTTTCTTTGTCAGCTTTAATATTTCCTGCAGGATCAGTTCGAATAAAGATGTTATCCATCATCCAACGAAGAACCGGATGACCGCCATGTGCAAGTTTCTGCTCCAGGGTAAGTTTCATCAGTTCCTTAGTCGGTGGAGACATATCCTTGAACCCTTGTCCGAAAGGTACTACTGTAAATCCCATACCTTCCAGGTTCTGAACCATCTGTACAGCACCCCAACGGTCAAATGCAATTTCACGGATATTGAATCTCTCACCAAGCTTTTCGATGAACTTTTCAATATATCCGTAATGCACAACGTTTCCCTCTGTGGTCTGCAAATAACCTTGTCTCTCCCATACATCATATGGGACATGATCCCTTCTAACTCGCAGTTCTAAAGTTTCTTCCGGTATCCAAAAGTAGGGTAGTACCACGAACTTATCCTCTTCATCAAGCGGTGGGAACACAAGCACAAAGGCTGTAATATCCGTTGTACTTGAAAGGTCAAGACCACCATAACAAACTCGTCCTTCCAGATCATCTTCCGATACCCTAAAGGAACAAGCATCCCATTTCTCCATCGGCATCCATCTGACCGCTTGCTTTACCCATTGGTTAAGCCTTAGCTGACGGAAACTGTTCTCTTCTCCCGGATTCTGTTTTGCCGATTCACAAGCTGTCTTTACTTTCTCCATTGCTACAGTGATTCCAAGTGAGGGATTTGCTTTCTTCCATACCTTCGGGTCTGTCCAGTCATCACTTTCTTCTGCACCATAGATAACAGGATAAAATGTAGGGTCGATTTTTCTTCCTTCAATGATATCCTTTGCCTTCTGATGTGTTTCGTAGCAGATGGAATTGGTATCCGTACCTGCTGTTGTAATAAGGAAATACAGTGGCTGCGTTCTAGCATCACCACTTCCCTTTGTCATAACATCAAACAGCTTTCTGTTTGGCTGTGTATGAAGTTCATCAAACACTACTCCGTGAATATTGAAGCCGTGCTTACTGTAAGCCTCTGCCGATAATACCTGGTAGAAACTATTTGTCGGCAAGTACACGATTCTTTTCTGCGATGCTAATATCTTTACTCTTTTATTCAGTGCAGGACACATACGCACCATATCAGCGGCAACCTCAAATACGATTGATGCCTGTTGGCGGTCAGCTGCACATCCATATACTTCTGCACGTTCTTCTCCATCCCCACAAGTAAGCAGTAGTGCAACAGCAGCCGCAAGTTCCGACTTACCCTGTTTCTTTGGAATTTCGATATATGCAGTATTGAACTGACGATATCCGTTCGGTTTTATCGTTCCGAAGATATCCCTTATAATCTGTTCCTGCCAATCAATCAATTCAAATGGTTTCCCTGCCCATGTACCTTTGGTGTGGCACAGGCATTCAATAAAGGAAACTGCATAGTCAGCCATTTCTTTATCGTAGACAGAATCCTTGGCTTTGAACTTTGTCGGCTTATATTTCTTCAGTTTTCTCAAGTGTCCACCTCCCAAATGGCATAAAAATAAGACCATCTCTGGTCTTTTCTGTAACGAGGAACAGCCCCTATGGAGCCGTTCTATTTAGTATTTCATTGTTATTCTTTCTAGTTATTACTGTATAAAAGGATGCAAAGTGCCATCTCTGCTTCTTCACAAGTCGGTTCTATGTCCCAACCTCTGTCATAATTTGCTATACATTCACCATCCATCTTAAGACTAAGTTTTGATATCCTACCGCCGTTGATTCCAAACTGGCTACCTTCTTCGTAAACCTTAATCCAGTAATGTACGATTTTTCTGCTGCCGTCTTTCTTCGGTATGCCGATTGTTCCTTCTTTCCACATAGTTTAATCCTCCCCATGCATTATGAAATGTACATATTCACTTCGATGCTCTTCTATGAAAATAACCAGTTCATAAAAGTTCATCTCATGGGCAAGTCTCTGCACATAGTGGATATCGAACATATTAGTAAGTCCGGTGCTTCGGATGGCAAGAATCTGTTCTTTAATCTTCGTATTCATCACTGCATTCCTCCATCCCGGAAAGAAGTTCCACATAGATTTTTGTGTATCTTTCGCACTCACTACCTTCTGAACCCGCAATGGCCCTCAAGTAAAAATCTGCTGCCTCTTTTCTGCTGTCCCAGACCTCTGTCTGTCCGTAGCAAGTAACCCTTACGGAATCCAGCTTTCTGCATTTATCTTCTCCGTAGACTACATTCAGTCCACTTCCGTTATCCCATGAAACCAGGATGCTGCCTGTGTCATCGACACCTCTTACCGTTCCCTTTGTTCCAATAGGTGGAGCCTGCATATCATCCATATGCAAAAGCTCCACTCTAGTACCTTTCGGGAACTGTCTTTTTATCTCATCTACTATCTTCTTACTTGGAAACATCATCGCTCTTACCTCCGTTCTTAAATGCTGCAGAACCTGTGAAGTTCTGAAGTAAAATCTTTCTTTCCTGTTTGTACTCGTTTCCGATAAACCCGAGTCTTAAAAGGAAACATCGGAAGGCGTATTTCTCATTTTCTACATCCTTTTCCTTCGCATTGACTCTCTTCTGATTTTTGGCCATTTCGCAAAGTGCGTAAATGAAATGGGTATAGGCTTTTACCGCATCGTCTTCTGTCGGCTTAATCCCAAACCAAGGAAAGCTGACCTTTTCATCTGTTTCTTCGATTGGAAGTTCGGTGAGTCCTAACGCCTTTTTAATAAGAGTCTGCTTGGATGCCACGATGGCCTTTAAGTTTTCAAGTGTTCCCTCAGTAAAGTAATTCTTTGGCATTGCAACCGTAAGCCCCACATCTTCGCCCTGTGGCTCTTCAGTTGGGTTCTCGTCCCATTCTTCCGGGTGAGTTCCAGTTGCCATCACGCAGGCATCAATGACCTTACTGCTTTCTTCGATGCCTTCGGTAACATCAAATTCTAATGCCCCGTCTTTGAGCACCTTGTAAGTACCAATCTGGTATGCAGCACTTGGCATCCCCAGGTATTTGGATTTGATATCCAGTTCCTTCTCGATTGCTTTTACCATGTCTTTTCTTTTTTCTCCTGTTACATTGAAATGTAATATCATGTGTGTACCTCCTTTATTTTGCGGTACTACATATATCACTCTAAAGCACATAAATAGCAAGTTATATATCAAATGATTACTGTACTATTTCTTCGTGCTATTCTAGGCATAGTACACAATCCCCGAAAGAACAAATACCACGTTCGGAAGTGCCACACCATTTCCCCAAAGCTTATATTCAGCAGAATCAGAATGCGGGGCTTTAAGCCACTTTATGATCTGCTTTTCACTTTTCGATTTTGTAGATTTTCCTACGATTTCCCTATGAGTTTCAAAGACCTCACTCCAGAACTTGATGTCGTTTTCGGTCGGTTCTTCCGTTTCAAGGTGGCTGCACCACCAATCTGGGAATCCTTGCAGCCTAGCACATTCCGTAGGAGTAAGCCTTCTTACGATATAGGAAGGAGCATTGTCATTTACAATCGGAGGGTCTTTATAATCTGTAGCAACAAGTGTGTTTGCCAGTTCTTCGTTAGCCTCTGTAAAAAAGGATGCTTTAGAAGAAGAAAACACAGGTATCGCAACAGCACTCGGTCCTTGGGTATTTAATGTAGAATTGACACCCTTATCATTGATGCCCGGAGTTCTAGCAAACTTCTGTCCACAATTGAAAGCCTCACGGTCAATTGCATAAACAACAGCGTGTTTATCTGTGGCATTGAGTGTGAATGAAACATCTTCATTTATGCCATCACCTCTTGGACCGTTCTCTTCTTTTCTTCCTATCATAGATCCTTGCAGTGATACAACTGCCATGCCACCTTGATTACAAGTAGGATTGCCACCGTTACCATCCAGGCATCTTGCCGTGTCAGCTTCATAGAAACCACTAT